GGCCGGCATGAGCGCTTGTTCATTCCTGCGAGGGTCACGGACAACACGGCTCTGATCACGAACGACCCTGAATATGTGGAGCGCCTGAAGCTTTCGGGATCCAGAGAGTTGGTGCGCGCGTGGCTTGAAGGTGACTGGGCGGTCATTGAGGGCGCGTTTTTCGACAATTTCAGCATGGCGAGGCACGTTGTCAGACCGTTCCAAATCCCTGCCACGTGGACAAGGTTCCGCGCCATGGACTGGGGAAGCGCCGCGCCTTTCTGTGTCGGATGGTACGCTGTTGCTGGAGACGACTATGCGCTTGGAGACGGGCGAACGCTGCCTCGTGGTGGACTTGTGCAATATCGAGAATGGTACGGTGCTAGCAGTCCAAACGTCGGTCTCAAGCTCAACGCTGAAGTTGTTGCTCGTGGAATTTCTGAGCGTGAAGCACTAGACCCAAACATTGACTACGGGGTGCTGGATCCGGCTGCATTCGCGCAGGACGGAGGTCCGTCCATTGCCGAGCGGCTGAGATACAAGCCCTATGAAGTTTCGTTCCGGCCGGCCGATAACAAGCGGATCGGGGCTTTGGGCCACATAGCGGGTTGGGATCTTGTCCGCCACAGGCTGGACGGGGAGGCCCCTGACAGGCCGATGATCGTGTTCTTCGACACGTGCCGCGACACAATCCGGACGCTTCCCCTGGTTCAGCACGATACTGCCAGGGTTGAGGATCTGGACACCAACAGCGAGGACCACGCGGTTGACTGCCTGAGATACGCGTGCGCGAGCAGGCCTTGGACGAAGGCGGTACCCAAGGGCGACGTGCCGCTCAAGGGGCTCGAGAGCATGACGATCGATCAGCTCTGGAAGCGACAGGCGCAATTGCGAGGATCAAGGCTCTGACATGGGAAAGAAGAAGTTTCGCAAGGGCGACCTGAATTGGGCGGAGCGGAACATTGCCTACCCATTTGCGCGCGGTGTCGATCTGGCGGCCAACGACTGGTTTGGCGAGCGCGGGCTGGCAAGGGGCCTGACACAAGCGGCTGGCCTGCCTGCCTATCAGGAAGCCTTTGACGATCTTGAGGGCAATGACTTTGCCAACTTTGCTGCGGAGGTTCCCCGGGCGATGCTGTCTGCAGGGCCGCTTGGGCCTGCGGCAATGGGCGGGCGCATCCTGCCCATGACAGCCGCCGGTGCTCTTGCGGGTGCGGCGCGCGATCCGGGGCAGGGAAGCGCCGAGGAACAGGCAAAGCGGCGGACGTGGAATACAATGCTTGGTGCCGGGGCTACGGCTGCGGGCGGTCTGATTGGCCCTGCGATCGGCAGGCTTCCCTACCAGATTTACCACCGGGTGAGGTATCCGGCGTCCAACGTGGCCATGCGTCAATTCATAGGCTCCGCGGATGGCTCCGGGCAGATGCTGGTGAAAGACCCAGCGGCTGCGGGCCGGGCTGCGGAGACGCTGCCCCGATGGTCGGGAACAACATATAGGGCACAGCCTGCTGATGCCTTTGCCGATCGTATGCAGGGCCTGAAGCCTGGGGATGTGTTCAAGCCGGGGCGCCCCATGAGTTCATCTGCAAGGCCGGAGACGGCGCAGAGATTTGCCGGCGAGGTTGGCAACAAGGGGCCGATGATAGTCATCCGGAACAAGTCCGGACGTGACGCGCGGTGGCTTGCGCCGGACGAGCAGGAAATCATAACCAACCCGAATGCGAGTTATCGCGTGCTTGGTGTCACGCGGGATCCAAAGACGGGCGCGGTAACGCGCATCGAGATCGAAGAGATCGGGCCTGCAATGAGCGTGGGGCGAAGGGCAGTGCAGGGTGTCATGGAAACCGGGCCTCAGGCGAGCGCTGCCGGGTCTTATGCTTCCACCATGTCTGCGGCCGATCGTATCAACGCCCGTGCGGAGATGGAGCGTCGGGCAAGAGTGAAGGGCAGGCCTGCCATTCGCAAGCCTGCGCCTTGATCTGTCTACACTCTGAGATTGACCGGGCAAACCTGTGCCGCCGGGATGGTGATGATATATTTGCTTCCCAAGTGGTCGTACACGCAGATGCGGTTCAATCCATCGACATATGAGTATTTGAAAAACGCCACACCGGCGTAAGCCACTCCAGTCGCAAACAGGCTGACTACAAGGCCTGCAATCAATCTCTTCATGTTTGGTCTCCTCGTGAAAGTGTAAGACACACAAGGGGTCAACTTAGGCAAAATTGCGGCGGCGTGAAGCGCAGGAACACACCTACCGCTTGGTTTAGTAATCATTCCTGACAGCCGTTGCCGCAAACTGACAGAGGAAGCCCATGTCCGAGTATGAAAACCGATATGACGACCAGGAGGACGATACGAATTACGCTCCCTATGTCGTCGCCGGCGTTGGCGGTGCGGGCGGTCGCCTTCTTGCGCGCAAGCTTGCCGGCAAGGGTTCAAGGGTCAAGATCAAGGGCAAGGTTGCGGGCAAGACCTCAAGGCAGTTACGTGCGGACAGGCTGGCTAACATTGGTACGGGCGCTGGTGCTGCGTCTGGTTATGTTGTTGGCAGTGCCGCGACCGAGCCGGAGAGCGTTCGAGACACGCTGAACCGCGTGCTTGAGGCGCGTGATGCGGTTGCGGGTGCGGGCAGCGCTCTTACTTCACAAACAAGCCAGCAAATTGCTTCGGATCTGTTGCGTGCTGGCGGAGCGGTTGCGCTGGCCGGGTCAACTGTTCCGATCTATCGCTTTTTGAAGCGCCAGGTAAGGGAGCTGAAGAGTTCGGCCAAAAAGGGAAAGAACAAGGCATCGCTTGCGCCTGACATCAAGGACGCCAAAACCTTTGGGAAGCGCTTTGCAACCGGGGTAGGGGCGGCATCGGCCGGCCTTGCAATCAAGCCGGAGCAGCGGCAGCCATATTCAGTTGGCAACCCACTCCCCTCACCCGTCTTCCAAGACACTTACGACCCTTACCAGAGCCGCAGGCGCTAGGAGACACTCATGCCATTGATTTCGACAATTGCCAGCGGCGAGGCTTCTGACACGTTCCAGTACACCAACATCAGCAGCGCAACGACCACGACCTGCAAGAGCGGGATGGGAACGCTGATCCGGATCGTAAACAACCGGAAGGTCGCCAATGGCGTAATCACCGTTTACGACAACACGGCAGGCTCGGGGACGGTAATTGCGACCATTACCAATCCAGCCACCCTTCTCGACAACGCACAGGTGTTTGAGTACGGCGTCGGTTTCGATACAGGCCTCACGATTGTCACCACAGCGGCGGACAATCTTACCGTTGTCTGGAGGTAATACGTGGCGCCTGTTGTGGATCCAAAGCGGCAGGCGGAGGAAGATCGCGCCACCTTCAAACGATGGATGGACGAGATCGATGCGGCAAGGAAGATCTTTCGCGAGTATTCCGACCGCTGCAAGCGCATCCTGAAAATCTACAAGGACGATCGAAAGCGCACCGATGCTTTCGACGAGGCCAAGCAGTCACACAAACTGAACATCCTCTGGTCCAATATCCAGACCTTGCAGCCGGCACTGTACAGCCAGACGCCAACGCCAAACGTCTCCCGTCGCTTTCTCGATCGCGATCCTACAAGCCGCACGGCGGCCATGATCCTCGAGCGCAACCTGAAAACGGCGCAGGAACTTTGCGATTTTGACTACGTCATGCGCCGCGTGAGGGATGACTACCTGTTATGCGCCCGCGGCATTGATTGGGTTCGCTTTGCCCCCGAGATGGGCAAGGTGCCCATGCGCGAGCCCGTGACGCAGGTCAGCCTGGAGGGTACGGGGCAAAGCATATTCCGTCCGCTCAAGGGCGGGGAAGAAATCCCGGCTGACCAAGTAAGGGAAGACGAAGAGGGTCTTTACTACGAAACCGATCCGGAAGAGCAGATCCTGGCTTACGGACTGGCTCTTGACCATGTCGTTTGGTCCGATTTCCTTCATGAGCCTGTAAACGACTGGTCAAAGGTCAACTGGGCGGCCAAGCGGGTTTTGATGAAGCGCCCCCAGCTCATCAAGACCTTCGGCGACCAGCTCGGGCGCAAGGTGAAGTTGAACAAGACCTACAACGGCAAGCAGGCGGACGAGTATTCTTCCGACGAGAAGAAGAAAGCGGACTGCGCGGAGGTGTGGGAGATCTGGGACAAAAGCCGGCGCGAGGTTTTGTGGGTCTCGGACGGGTATGAGGATGCTCCCATCAAGAGGCAGCCAGACCCTCTCAAGCTGACAGGGTTCTTTCCGTTCCCAAGGCCGCTCTTTGGAACCCTGACCACTGACAGCCTGATCCCGGTCCCTGACTATGCCCTGTATCAAGACCAGGCACAGCAAATCGACCAGATCACGGATCGCATTCGCCTGCTTATTAAGGCCCTCAGGGTTGTTGGTCTTTACAATGGCGAAGTAGCTGATCTCTCGCGTCTTCTGACCGAAGCCGACGAAAATGAAATGGTGCCGGTTGAGAACTGGATGGCGTTTGCGCAGTCCGGCGGCATGAAGACCAACATTGACTGGCTTCCGATCGAGCAAATCCAGATTGTTCTGAACGGGCTGTTTCAGGCCCGCAGCCAGCTAAAGCAGGATTTGTATGAGGTCACGGGCATTTCGGACATCATCCGCGGGGCCACGGCGCCCTCGGAGACAGCCACGGCCCAACAGATCAAGGCAAATTTCGGCAACCTGAGGCTTCAGGACCGGCAAGCGGAAATGGCACGCTTTGCACGTGACACGCTGCGGATCATGGCTGAGATACAATCGGAGCATTACGCGCCCGAGGCTTTGATAGAGATGAGCGGGATTGCGGAGACGGATGAGTTCAGGATCCGGCCGGCCAACCCCCAGGATCCAAACTCGCTGGCCCAGCATGAGCAGGCGCTCCAAACGAGAAACGCACGTTTGATGGAAGCGGTGCAGTTGGTCAAATCCGATCGACTGCGCACCTTCCGCGTTGACATTGAGACGGACGCGACCGTCGCCCCTGACCAGCAGCGCGAGAAGGAAACGCGGGTAGAGTTCCTGACGGCAGTGTCTCCCTTCATTGAGAAGGCGGCGCAGGTGGGTCAGCAGGTTCCTCAATTGACGCCGCTTTTAATGAAGATGCTCGAGTTTGGTGTTCGCGGCTTCCGCGCGGGGCGCACGCTGGAGTCTGCCATTGAGGAAACAATAGCCATGGCGGAGCAGGCGCAGCAGCAGCCACAGCAACCTCCTGCAGACCCCAAGGCGGAGGCGGAAGCGCAGAAGCTTCAGGTTGAAACCCAGAGGATGCAGGGTGAGATGCAGGTGGCACAGACCACTGCGCAGCAGAAATTGGCTGAGATGCAGGCCCGCTCAACCGAGGCGGAGCAAAAGTTCAGATTTGAAATGCACAAGCTTACCTCTGAGCTTGAGTTCCGGCGTGCGGAGCATGAGCAGCGCAAGATTGAGTTGAGCGCGTCCATTCGGCTCAAGGAGTTGCAGATCGACAACGAAATCCGCAAGGGGGCGAATGACACGCTCGCTGGAATGCCGCAAGAAAAGACGGACCTGGACGCTGCCCGGGAAAATGTCGAGCTTGCCCAAGCAAAGATCAAGCTCGCGCAGATGCAGGCTGAATATGCGGCTCTGGTTTCCCGGATGCAGGGATTTGACGGGATACGGGAGATCCTGGATCGGGTCGGGGCTGACCCTACAGACATGGCGCCGATAGCCCCAAAGAAGCCAACCGATCGCGTTTACACCATCGTGCGCAATGAAAACGGGCAGATGGAGCAGGTCGTGGCTCAAGATGTTCCGGTGGGATCCTAATGGCCATTCAACTTTCCACCTCAGTGCGCAATGCCAGGCTTGACTCGATTGAGACAACAGTAGGCACGTCCGCGATCATTCGGATACGAACGGGATCCGCTCCTGCAAATTGTGCGGCTGCCGATACGGGTTCGATCCTTGCTGAGATCACATGCCCGAGCGATTGGATGGCGGCAGCATCCGGTGGCTCAAAGGCAAAAAGCGGCACTTGGGAAGATCTTTCAGCCAACAACACGGGCACGGCAGAGCATTTCCGGCTTTACGACAGCGCGGGGACGACTTGCCACTTGCAGGGCACGGTCACGGCGACGGGTGGCGGCGGGGACATGGAAGTCAGCAGCACGTCCT